GGCGATCTGGTCCACGGGCATATTGCGCAGGTATTCGTCCAAGGAAACCTTGGCCAACTCCTGCAAGTCTGCGTTTGAAATAGGCATGTCACTGCTCCGAAATGAAAGGGTTGAAATTCACCTTTTCACACCGCTCACGAAGACCATCCGTGTGTTTTGCGCTTCAGATTCCCGGCGCGACTCGGGTACGGCTTGATCTGATGCGCTTGGTCCTGAAGGACGCGACCCCTTCGATGCAGCGACAAATTCGGCGTGTACTGCATCGAAGTACCGGCTGGCCCGCTGCGGTTGTCGATCCCCGCTTACGCTCTTTGCAGGCCAGTCAGCACGACGATGCAGAACTGGCAATCGAATTATTGAAGGCCGTCAAGCCCCCAACGGATTTTTGTTCACATTGAACTGAGTTTTTTTGCCACCTTGGACATCGCGCCCGCTTCTTTGCGTGTCAGCTCGCCCTCGGAAACTTCGTCGTCGTCCATTTCCAGGTCCAGGTGCGTGATCTGCAATTCGATGCTGCGGTTGTCGCTGCTTTCGGTGGCGGACTGACGCGAGCCCACCACCTTGGCCTTGGCCTCGAACATTAGGACGGTGCCGACGGCGGGCAGCTTAGTGATGCCCAGCTTCTTGAGCGTGTCGTCGTTCAGGTCCAGGCGCAGGCCGTAGGGGTAGCGCTCCTGGTCCATCGAACCGACCACCATCGACTCGTTTTTCTTCTCTGCTTCTTTCTTGCTGATCTTCAGGTCTTGCATTGCCATTTCGTTTACTCCTTAAATTCCCATGGACTCCATGCGCTGCGCGATCCGGTCAATCGGCGTGGCGGCATTTGTGGCAGGCGTGCCCAGCATGGCGGGGCGCGAGCGGATCGGCTGCGGTGCGGACGTTGTGGCCCGTGGCACCTGGATGTTGTCGTACATCATTTGGATCGTGGCGGCCCACTGCTCGGGGCGGTAGGTCTCGACAAACTTTTGCAGGTTGGCGGGGTTCTTGAAGTGGTCCCCGATCACCTTCATGCGGGCCGTGTGGTCCACCTCGTTCTTGCGGGTCTCCAGGTAAGCCTCCATGGCACCGGCTGCCTGGTTCACCTGCTGCTCGAATTGCTGCTGGCTTTGCTGGGTCTGTTGCTGCGCTTGCTGGCGCTGGGCGACTTCCTGCTGCTGCTTGCGATACTTGGCCAGCTCCACCGCCTTGTCGCGGGTGATTTCCATGTTGTCCACGGCGGCCTTCAAGTCGTCGTGACCGGCCAGCAAGTCAACGCCAGGCGCTTCCACGCCCAGCTTCTGGTACAGCATCGAGCGCTGGCCCTCGATCATTTCCAGGGCCACGCGCAAATTCTTTTCGTCGCCTGAGTTGATCAGGCGGCCAAACTCCAGCGTCTGGGCGAACTCTTGCGGGCTCATGCCGGTGGACTTCACCAGCTCGCGGAACTCGGTAATGTCCGATTCCAATTGCTTGCGCTCGGCAAACACTTGCTTGATGCGCTCGCGGCCGCGCTCGGACTTCACGCCTTCCAGCAACTCGCTTTCTTCCTGCTCGGCGTTGGGTGGCGTTTCAGAATCGGCGGGCTTTGTTGCGCCTTCAGCCGGTTTCGTTTCGGCTTCGGCGGGCTTTGTCTCGGTCTTGACCTTGTTGGGGTCGTCGGTCAGCTCGTCCAGCATGGCGGCCATGCGTGCGCCGGGCTTGGGTGTCTCGTCGTCGGGCTTGGCCGCGCTGGTGTCGGTGCTGGTGTCAGCGGGTTGCGCATCGGCCGACGTGTCGGCGGGCGGTGTGGATGTGTCAGCGGGTGTGTCGGTCACGCCCACCGCATCAATGGCGGTCTCGATGGCGGCCGCACCGCCTCCAAGGTCTGATCCTTCACCGTCGATGGGCTTCATCAGGCGGGTGAACTGGCGTTGTTTCCAAAGTGGCATGGTGGTTTCCTTGTGGTGGTTGGGGATTCGTCACATTGCAGGGGCCATGGCCTGCATGCCTGGCATACCTGGCAGCGCAGGGGCGGCAGGCGTGGGCGGCTTGGGGATGAACTGTTCAACGTCCAGGCGCTCGTCAAAGCGCTTGAGGGTTTCGCGCAGCAAGTTGATCAGGGGTTCGGCATCCTGGCCCGATGCCTGCACCTGCATGATCTGCATGATCAGGTTCTGAATGACCGGCAGGACCTTGGACCAGTTTTCTTGCTGCTCCATCTTGTCCGGCGAGCCGGTGGTGCCCGCGCGGATTTTCATTTCCACCATGTCGAACACTTGTTCGCGCGAGAGTTGCGGCCAGTCGTAGGACTTCACCGGCACCTCGATGGTCATGCCGTTGACGTTCTTCTGTTGGACTTCGGACGGCCCCATGATTCGTTCGACCTGCGCGGGCGTCATTTCCAGTAAGAGGACTTGCGCAGCGAACTGGCTGATTTCCTGCAGCCAGTCTTCCACCTGGTCACGGAATTCACCGACGCGGGCGCTCAGGCCCTGCTGCATGATGCTGGCCTCGGTGGCGGTCTTGGCCTTCACGATGGAGCCGCGCTGGCTGTCCTGCACACCGGTCACCAGCTCCCAGTCGTAGCGCACCGCACTGGTGTCGTACACAGCCGGGTCAATCGGCGGATGCTGGCGCGGGATGATCACCTGCGAAAGCGGTTTGCCTTCGGTGTCGATGATCGTGATTTCGCCCAGCTCGCTGTCCTGGTAGCGCTTGATGGACTTCTCGCTGATGTCGCCACCTGCGATCCAGCCAGGCTTGCACAGGTCCCGGTGCTTGTTGTAGCCATCGCGCGCGGTGTTGTGTTCGTCCTGCAGCTTTTCGGTCAGGTCCACCATGCTGGGGGCCACAAACTGGCCGTCCACCAGTTGGAAGGGCAGCAAGAAGAACGGGTACCAGCGTTCGCCCGCCTTCGGGGGTGAATACGGCTCGCGCAGCCAGTAGTCGCAACCCTCGGCCATGGTGTAGACGCGCTGGGTGTTCTTGTCCCAGATTTCCAGGATGGCAATCTGGCGGTCTTCTTCCAGGCTCGATGCGGCGCTGGCAAAGCGGCCATCCTTCGTGCCGGTCTTTTGGTTGTCCTGGTAGGCCTTGGCCTTGTCCAGCTTGATCTTGTAGGTCGCCTCGGCCTGCGACTTCTTCATGGGGATGATCTGGCACACCCAGTCCGAATCCCGGTAATCCCAGAACTCGCACACCGACGGGTCGATCAGCAGGTTGTCGGTCAGCACACGGTCGATCACCAGGCCCTCAGCGGCTGTGACCTCCACCTGCTCGGTCAGTGACGCCATGAGCTGGGCCAGCTCGGCCTGCTTGGCTTCCAAGTCACCGCGTTGGTCGGGGTCCTCGATGTCGGCCAGCAGGCGCTCGACTTCCAGGATGTTGTCCTGGGTGTCGTTGATGCGCGCCTGGATGATCGGGTCCTGGCGGATGTCGCGCTGGTACATGACCTTCACGACGCCAAAGCTCGAAGTCAGGGCGCTGCGCACGGATGCCTTAGCGCGGCCCTTCAGGTCGGCCTTCTCCAGGCAGGTGTTGGTGACCTTCTCCAGCGTGGTGCAAAACAGCTTGAGGTTGTCCGCCTTGTAGTTGGGCGTGGCGCTGATTTCCGGGTTGCGCGCGTAAATCTGCGGCAGGATCGCGGTGATCGTGCCGTGGATCAGGTTGGCGCGGTGCTTGTAGAAGTCCTTGCTCTTGGGGTCTGCACCCCAGTCAAAGCCCGCCACCGTCTTGCGGTTGTGGCGCACGCGCTGGTGAAATTTGTCCCAGTGCTTGCGGGCTCCTTCAATGCGCTGATTCCACTTCTTGGCCAGCTCGTCGGTGGGTGGCGCTTCGCGGTAGCCGGTGGGATTGGCGTTCTGTTCTTGGTTCATGTCTACACTTTCAGGTGATACGTGTCATCGTCATGTTTGTAAGTCGGTTCCTCGGGGTCTTCGGATTTTTGTTCCGCGTCCGGGTTACGACGGCGGCGCATGATTCCGTAGCGGGTGGCGTCCCAGGCGTGGTCCTCGGCGTCGGTGTCCACGTCTTCCGGGTTGTCGTCCGATGGCGGCAGGCCGGGGATGGTCCGAATCCAGTGCTTGCAGGTGGAAAACACCTTCAGCTTTCCCTCGGCCAGCAGGCGGATCACTTCCTGCGCGCCGTTGACCCGTGAGCCCTTGGCGTTCCAGGCCTCTTGCCACTTCACACCGGTCTCGCGGAATATCTGGCCAATGGAGCGATCCGCGCCGATCTTGCTGAAGATGGCCGGGTCGGCCAGGTTCATGCGGTACTCATAGCCCAGGCGCTCGTCGTGTTCCTCGATGCGCTTGATTTTCCTGGCCACCTTGGCCGCGTCTTCCCGGCTGCCCTCGTTGGGTTTCTCGCCAATGCCGTACAGCTCGCGCCAGATGTAGTGCACGCCGTCCGGGTCCATGGCCATCCAGTACACGGCATACGGCCGGGCATAGCCCCAGTCCATGGACTTCCACACCTTCCAGTTGGCCGGGATGGCAAAGGGCTGCACCACATGCTTCTTGGCGTCCCAGACACCTTCCAGGAAGCTGCCCACATGGATGTCCCAGTCGCCTTCCAGCCAGGCCTTGCGTCGGTTGGGGTCCTTCAGGGCCTGCAGCGTGGCCAGGTAGTCCGGGTCATTGGCCAGCAGCACCTTGTTTTCGTAGATGCTGGAGCGGATCGCCACGCGGGGCTTCTCGCCGTCCTCGCGGATCACATGGCCGGATGCCACGCCACCCTCCCCCAGCTTGAAGCGCTCCTTCACCGCGCCATGGCCCTTGCCGAATGGGTTGCAGGTGGCGCGCACCATGCGCGGCATGCCGGGGAAACTTGACCGGCAAGTGGAGTGCATGGCCTCGTAAAAGCTCAGGTCACGCCAGTTGGTCAATTCCTCAAAGCCCAGCCAGGGGTATTCGTGGCCGTGGTAATTCCAGTAGTCGTCCTCGCTCGCGCCGTAGCGGAAGAAAAGCATTTCCCCGGTCGGCCACTCCCAGTAATGCTCGGCCTTATTGAACTTGGCTTCAGGGAAAAACTGGGTGAACCATCGGCGGCTCTTGGCCACCACGTCGGCCAGTTGCGGGTACGTCAGACGGAAAAGCACGCCACGCCAGTGCTGGCCAAAGCCTTTGCCCGTGTGCTGGGCGAAGGACATCAGCAGCGTGTCGGTCTTGCCGCCGCCACGGGTGCCGTGCATCAGTGCCTCGTAGATCGGGCACGTCAGGAATTGAAACTGCGCGCCAGGCAGTGGGGCCCAGCGTGTCGTCAAGATTCGGCCTCCAACTTCTTTGCCAGCTCGGCATCCAAGACGCGCTCAAGCCGTGACAAATTGCGCATGTAGGCAATCGCGTCCTTGTTCTCGTTCAGCTTGCTGCCTACCAGGGCGGCGGCCTGAATGAATCTCAAGTCGCCCAAAAGGCTTTTCAGTTGCGCGATGTCGTCATGCTTCATGCGCCGCCCTCCTGGCGCTTGGCCATCATCTTTTCCCAGTCGCCTTCATTCATCACGCCAGGCACCACCAGCACGCCCTTGGGCGCTTCTGGCACCAGGTCCTTGCCGTTGGCTCCGGTGATTTCGGATTTCTTGACCAGGTAGCCTTTCAGCTCGGCCAGGAAGCGCAGCGCGCCCAGCTTGTCGTGGGTCTTCAGCTTCAGGCTGCCACCGGTTGCGCTGGTGGATTCGCTCACCTCGGACACTGCAGCGGCTTGCTCGTCGGTCAGCTCGTCGCTGGATTTCAGCTTGACGCCCTGCGGTCCCCAGGCCATCAGGTCCCGCTGATTGGCGAATGCCACCTTCACGACTTCGGCCACGATCCGCTCGATGGTCACCTCGTTGGCGTCGGCCGCTTTGGCTCGCAGGTCCTGAATCCTCCCCTGAACCTCCCTATTGGCCGCCAGCTCGGATGCGCGTTTCCAGACGGTTTCGTCTTTCCAGGTTTGGGATTTCGGGAATGCCTGGCGGTAGGCCTCGGCTTGGGACAGTCCGGCCGCAATGCCGGTGGCGAATGCCTCCTGTTTCGGTGTCAGTGGCTTGGTCATGCTCTGGCCCTTTCCCATGCGCGGCTGTGCCGGTCGTAAATCTCGGCGGCCTCGTCCACCACGTCGGGTGGGGTAATGGCGATGATCCGGTGGCCGGCCATCATCCCGGCCTGCAGTGAGCCACGGTCCAGGTCGGTGATGGTCTTGCGCCCGGCCAGGTCGTCCAGGGCATTGACCGATGCGCGCACGATCCGCATGTCCGGCTCGTCGCCTGTCCATCCCAGGTACGTTGCGCAGGCGCTGGCCACAAAGAACAGGACAGACCCATGGGCCAGCAACTTGTCGCGGTCCGCCCCCATGAGGGCGTGGATTTGGGCCTTCACCGCTTCAGAATTCCACTTGGCGCGGATCGCCTGCTTCATGAGCGGATGCATGCCCACGGGTTTGCGGCGCTTCTTCATACCGGCTCTGTCCTCCCGTCGCGGTAATGCAGCTTGTCGCCCATTCGACTGGGGAGCGCCAGGGCGTCATTGGCTCCTGGCCTGCCCTGGTAAGGCTGCATTTCCTTGCCGTCGTAGACCGGGGCTTTCATCACTTCGGTGTTGATCGGCCGGGCCATGGGGATTCGGTTGATGCCTTGTTTTGAGTGATTCATGCTGGGTCTTTCATTGGGATCACAGACACCTTGACCATTCCGCCGATGTCGTCGGACACGTCAAAGGTCACCTTGAATTTGCTGTCGTTTGCCTTCAGGGCGTCGGCCAGGCCGTCCAGTCCGGCCTTCATGCTGGCGAGCATGTTGTCGGCGTCACGGTTGCGGCGATCGGGTGGCACGAAAACCAGGTGCACCTCGTTCTTGGGTGCACCGCTGGCCATCCCGGCCTCGGCCATGGCTTGCCGGGTCAGTGCCCAGCAGGCGGTGCGGTATTGCTTTTTCACGCGAGCGAGCGCGGCCCAGTGCTGGCGGGCGTTGGGGCTCAACTCTTTCGGCGGCCAGGGAAGTACAACTTGCATCATTCGATTGTTTTCTGGTCTGGGTCCTCTGGCGGACATTTGGTTAACAGGTGCGGCTGCAAAGTCACCAGGCCGTGCCGTCCGCCGTCATCCATGCGGACGGTCAGGCGCTGGAAGTGGTCCAGCTTCGACTCGGCCCCTCGGTGCTTGATGACAGTTCCGACCCGCCCGCTCGGTGTCTGCACGCGGGTGCCGACTGGAAAGTCCTCCATGTCCAGCATCCGTTTCATGCGACCAGCCTTTCGATCGTGATCGCCAAGGCATCTATCTCGTCGAGTTTGCGGATCGCCCAGGCGCGCTTCTGGCCGTGCAGGCCCATGAGTGAACCGGTATGGCAGGACTGGCACAGGGCCACGGATGTGAACC